TCTAATGGGTAGCTTCTTGGCAATGGCTTCGGCTATCTCATCCACGTTCCTGATATATTGACCTCTCTTCCGCTGGGCTTCCAAATCCGATGGAGTCAGCCCTGCCTGATTGTAGAATATCGAACTAGCCATGTTATCGGCAAAGCTTTTGGCACGTTGGTTGTCCTTCGCCTCCTTTTGAGCCATCAAAGCAGGAGTGATATAATTCTTATAGACATAATCATCAAGCTTGTTGTCATACATCGCATCGATGATATCACTGTATTTTTTGGTCTGCCTGGCAGGAAGCACCTTGCTGTTGGATGGCATGAACACCAACTCCTCACCTTCCTCACCAACTCTGGCAAGATGGCCCTTTGGACCAGTGTCCTTGGAACCTTTGCGGTATGGGATTGGTTGGGCTGCAACCGCTGCCAATTGAAGGGCAGAAGTTGTGGCTATGATGGCTGTTAGAATCGCGTTTAATGGTGGTGGCTGTTTTTGAGCTGCGACAATCGCTACAGCTGTAGCCAATCCGATTTCAAATGCTGCGGCAGCCTTATCCAAAATAGCCTGTTTGCGTTTCTCTTCACGAATTTTTTTCTGGGCAGCAGCTTCAATCCTTACCTTTTCTTCCTGCAATGCCTTTTCGTTGTCAGCCGCTTCCTGTTCAGATATCCTTCTATTCTCCAAATATTCGGCATTCTTTTCAATTTGGGCATCTATGGACTCCAATTGCAAATCCCTTTCAGCTTCAATTTCACCAATACGCTGTTCACTGAATTGGTCATATAATGCTGAAAGCTCACTAAACAGCTGCTTTGTAGCATCCAGCACTGTGAATAATTGTTGAATCCTAGCATCTGTTGATCGCTGGGTTTCGGTTTCAATTGTATCGTTTAGCTGCTTATGGCAGCATCAAAATCAGCCTTGCTAATCGCCTGACCTAAATCCTCAAAGCTTTTTGCCACTGCTTCATTGGCCGCTTCAACCTTATCGGCTTCAATAACTAAAGCTTGCTCAAGGTTCAAAGCATCAATCTGAGCGAAGGCAGCCACAATCCTATCTACCTGCTGTTGGTTGATAACATTCAGCTCATTCTGCTCATTAAAGTTAGCCAATGCCAATCGAGCCTGTTTTAGTTCCTCATACTTGGCTATCACATCAGCCTTCTGTTTATCAGTCAGCTTGGCATCCTCCTGAACCAACTTGACCTTGCCTGCTATCTCATCAGCTATGGCCTGCTCATTCAAGTCAGCCAAAGCCTGAATCCTATCTATCTGCTCCTGCTGTGTTTCAGCCGGTATGATTTCAATCTTACGCTTTGCCAAATCAGCCGAAAGCTTGCCAATCTCTGCATCTAAAGACTGCAACAACTTGGTGACTTCTTCAGCTTGTTTCTTGGCTTCCTCAGCCGCCTTTGCAGCAACCTCACCAGCCTTTTTACGCGCCTCAATCTCTTTCTCTATAGCCTCTACATTCTGCCTTGCAGCATTAGTCTGTATCTTTTTCTGTTTGTCTAATTCGACATTTAGTGACTGAATAGATTTCTTTCTCAGTTCATCAGTCGTAAATATTTTTTCGCTTGCTTGCCTGGCAACCTCGACAGCCTTATTTGTTTCCTCTTCGGTTCCTTCAGCCAACTTAAGCGTGCTGGTATATCCTTCATTGAAAGCATTGGCAATGTCCTTGCCTGCCTTGGAGAAAGACCCTTGCACCTTGCTTAGACCTGCCTCTATTTTCTTGGTGTCAAAATTGGCAATTCCATTTAGCACATCCGATATGCCCCCACCAACACCATTGACAGTTTTACCTATCTCATCAAAACCTGTTCTGAATACATTGACCAAACCGCTGATGCCAGCCACTACTTGGATGATTGCCTCATACCACTTTGATAACAGGGTAGCTGTAATTCTTAATGGTGTAGCAATGACTTCTAAAACGGTTTTAAGCGCATTGCCACCAGCGAAAAACTCCTTTAGCTTGTCAATGACAACATCAGGAAAACGCAACCAATCCAGCTCCGACATCCTCAACCAACTCTCCTGCCTGATCCTTGAAGTCCTTGACCTTACCAGCGGTAGTGTTCAATGCTGCTCCTGCTGCTCCTGCCTGTTTTGCCAAGCCTTCAGTAACCTTGGCAAGATTTTCAGACTTAGTAGATGCCGCATCGACTTCTATGCCGAACCTTTTGAACTCACCAGCCCTTCCTTCCAATGCGCCTCCCAAAGTGTTGGCAGCATCGGTAACTGTGCCACCGGTTACAGCGGCAAAGTCAGCAAGCTTGGGAATAGTAGCCTCAATCTGATCGGCAGTCAAACCGAAAGCACTCAAGGCCTGTTGTGCAGCGGTTATATCATCATCACCAAAAAAGGTAGTTTCAGATAATTCCTTGGCTTGATTAGTGAGTCTTGCCAAAGCTTCCTCACCCTCACCACCAATGCTGGTAACGGCAAACCTTAACTTATCGGCTTGCTCTTGGGCATCTAGAAAAGCTCCAACAGCCTGCTGTGCAAACTGAACCAAAGCCTCGGCAGTGAATGCAACCCCAAATGCAGCACCAATCTTGTTAAGTCCGCCTAATATCTGTTGATTGCCACTTTGAGCCTGATCCGCAGCATTCTTATAGCTAGTGCCAAGTGAATCGATACGCTTCTGACTGGCGGCAATCTGGTTATTATACTTTTCAACCGTACTAGAATCAAAAGCAGTCTTTTGAGTATTCCTTATCTGCTCAAGCTTCTGCTTTTCCTGCTCAAGCAACTGAACGCGCTTCTTGGCGGCAAACTCACTAGCGGTTACAGCCTTCTGTTGCGCCTTTGTATTATCCTGCGTAGCCTTGGTCAGTTCCTCCTGACTGTCGATTACCTTATTAATGTCAGATTCAAGCTGGCTGACATCAGCTCGGTACCTTATGAGTATATCTTCAGTTGCCATGCTGTAAATTTAACTATTTCAGCGTTTAATGGGTGACTTTTCTTTAGGTCGGCTCAACAAAACCTTCTTAACATAAGCCTCCATTGCAATCAAATAAGTCTCGCAACTAGCCGACATCATCGCCTCATAGTTCCTGACATCGCCCTCCACCAACATCATGACATGGGTACGGTGGTCTTCTTGTCGCTCCCTAATCCTTTCGCGCCACGCAAGAATGAAAGCATCCTCTTTAACCGGTCTCTCTCCCGAATCGAGTTGACCAACAATGTTTCCCAATCTTGTGGTGAACACTTTAATAGCTCGTTTAGAAGCCTCAATTCGGGAGTTTGAAAAAAAGCGTAATCAGGGTGCTGATAGTACAGCTGCTGTAACGCTTCAACCTTCTCATCATGAATCTTCTGAATGAACCTTGAGGCAGGCTCATCCTCCCGAACCAACTGAACCGCCATAAACTGCCACATCAGCTGATCATGCAGAATCATCTGTTGGCGTTCCTTGATCTGATTCAGAACCGCACCAATCTTGACCACATCAGCCTTCTTGCCTGCTAGTGCCAAAGACAGCTCGCCATTGGCCACATCAATCAAAGCGGTCAGCTCCTTCTCATCTAGACCGGCCGACATCATCGTTAGAAAGTCCTGCATCTTGCCCATCCGCTCCAATGGGATGATGGTGCTGGAGCCTGTGAACCGATAGTAAACCTTGCCATCCAAATCCACTAGGGCTTTCTCCATGCTGAGCTTATCGCCCTGTGGAACCTCGGCAGCGTATAGCTTAAGCAGCTCCTCCCGATGGTCCTTCCAAATCGACTTCAGGTCGGGTTGTTTCTTTTTGAATATCATCATTTATAAGTAATGGGTAACGCTGTTTGGGTGGGGCGCACTTATGCCACTTGCCATCTATTAAAACATACCAAGCCGACCCACGCATAATGTAATGAAAGCCGTGGATGCGGTGGTAGTTCTTCTTCATGTGTTGAAATTGTACTTGACCAATCCATTAAGCCCACATGTTCCGAGCATGAACATCGGCCAATAGTACCACGGCAAAGATAGATACAAAAGCGCAGGAACCGACCAAAGCGACCCCATGCAAGGCAAGCAAAAGTACAGGGGTTTTCGCATCAAGTAAGGCAGGTAGGAACCGTACCACCTCACCCACCAAAGTATCATCGCACCATCGATACGCTCCTTGCGCATTATCTCTGGGCTGTCATCGAATGCCTCATAGTTGTTGAACTGCGCCGAAACGTAAACGCCCAAGCTGATGCAGCTCGAAACGATTATCCCTGCCAGTATCTCAAGCATCGCACTGGCCTGTTGACAATGCTATCTCACCAGCTCCAACCAATGGCTTCAAGGTAGTAAACTTGGCACAGCAACCTGTCTGACCATCGATAACTATACTCACCGATTCCAGGTCCAAAGTAGTAAACTCAAGCTCGTAGCTATGACCCATCAGATTGTAAGCATCAGTCATGTTCAACCCTGTCGAAGCCACCCCATCCGTTTCAATGATCTCTCCATTGATGTCGATGGTAATGGTCCACAGTTTCTGCCTGTTGTTGGATATATCCCAAAGGATGGCGTAAAGATTAGAGCTGAGATTATTGGGGAAGGTTATCCCAGTCAGGATAATCTCTTCACCTGGCTCAACGCACCGGGGAAGGGGGTTTACTTTGATACAGTCTTTACAGTACATCACTTGAAGTTTAGTTGTCCGAAGTTATGCTTTTGATGCCGCTCGATGTCGGGCTTTACAAATGTATTAATAATATACCTTGCACAGTCAAGAAAGTCAGCCTTTTGTGTTAAATCCTTACGGTTGCCCTTGATGATGGACCCTGTCGCATCGCACTGAACCATACGCATGTCAAGGGATAGACCTGGGCAATTGGTTGGATTCACTCTCAAGTGAGTCTGATTCTTGCGGTCCGTGCTGATGTGGAGCAGATAGTTGAAGTCGTTACGGCTGCCCTCATGGGTCGGGTTAGGCGGTATGATGATCTGCGATTCCCTGATGCCAAGTAACCTGCGCAAAGTCTCGTAGTTGCTGGCATTGTCCGCCAAAGCTATGTTCCTGTTCTTGCCCATAGCATCCCCAGTCATCTTAGCGTTATGCAGGATCGGTCCATACATCGCCTTGATGCGTTGCGCCATCGATTGCAGAGAACCGTTGTCTATGCTGAACTCA